GAAAACAAAAAACGAAATTTTAATATTTTAATTGGATTTTTAATTTTTGTAGCTTTTGTATCGGGTTACATATACGGAGCAAGATAATGACGTTACTTCAAAAACAATCTTATAATCTTTGGTTTAATTGGATAGCCGATAAAACAATGGAATGGTCAAAGTCCAAGCCTGCAAATAAAGATTTAAAGAATTATATAAAAGGTCTTAATGAGATTGGTCAGTACGTTAATCAATTAAATATAGAAAATAGCGTACTAACAAAACGCATCGGTTTAATTAGACAAGGTAAAAACGAAGCAATCCAATCGCTTCAAAAAGAAATAGAAACATTAAAAGAACAAATTAATACACAAGAATTATGAATTGGTTAGATAGTTACATTGATGAACCAGATGCAAAAACAGAATGCGCCTGTTGTAAAGAAGAAACAAACGGAGATTACTATTGCTCAGTTGAATGCTTTAATTTAGATATAGAATGATACTTTTAGTAGATGCAGATAGCTTGATCTTCGCTTCTTGTTATAAGAAACGAGAGAACCCAGAAGATGACAAATACTATCGAGAAATAGAAGAAGCACAGGCTAAGTTTGATGAGCAATTTATGAGCATAGTAAACAAGCTGGAAGATATGTATCCAGTAGAACGTGTGATAACGTTTAGTGGAAGTAAAGGTAATTTCAGAAAGCTAATTACAAGCGACTACAAAGCCAACAGAAAAAAGCAAGAATTACCGCCTTTATTAAATGAAATGCACCAATACGTCAAAGACCAATACGACAGCGTTTGGGGTTATGGTATAGAAACAGATGATATGGTTGCTAGATATTGGTATGAGCTATCAAACGAACTAGGGCGTAATAATGTTATGATAGTAAGCATTGACAAGGACTATAAGCAGTTCCCTTGCCTGATGTATAACTACCACTATAAACACAAAGAAGTTTTAGATATAAGCGAGGATGAGGCTTTATATAACTTTTACGAGCAAATGATAATTGGAGATACAGCCGACAACGTGAACTATTTTAAAGGCAAAGGTAAAAAGTTTGCAGAAAAATACTTAGTTGAATGCGATACTAAATATCAATACACTAAAAAGATGTACGAATTATTTAAACAAGAGTACAAAGGCAAAGCAAGGCAGAAGTATGCAGAATGTTATCACTTATTAAAACTTAGAACAAATGATTAGATTCGTATACGACTTAGACATAGTTATTGAAGCAATAGAAAACCAAGACTATAAAGACGCAAAAAAAATGATTGAAGACATACAAGAAGATTTAAGAATATTAGCATTACTATAAAACAAAAACAAAATGATAGCAAAAACATTAAGTAGATTAGGAATTGAAGTATGGAAAGATATACCAGAATATGAGGGCTTGTATCAAGTCAGTAATTTAGGAAACGTAAGGAGTTTGGATAGGCTTTGCAGCAGAGGTCGAGAAATAAAAGGAACGGTATTAAAACCTCGTTTATCTTCTGTTGGGTATTTTTATGTTAATTTATATAAATACGGTGAGTTTAAAACAAAGACTGTTCACGCCCTAGCATCTTACGCTTTTCTTGACCATACGCCTAATGGGGTTAAATTGGTAGTGAACCATATTGATATAAATCGTGAAAATAATAATTTATATAACTTAGAAATTATAACTAATAGAGAAAATACTAACAAAAAGCACCTTAAAAGTTCAAGTGAATATGTTGGGGTATCTTGGTCTAAGAGTAATAAAAAATGGCAGTCTCAAATATATGTAAACGGTAAAATGAAATATTTAGGACACTTTACAGATGAAAAAGAAGCAGCACAAGCATATCAAAACGAATTAAATAAAATAAAATTATGAAACGAGCAACTTATTTACATTACGAAAACGGTAAAGGCTATGACGTTATAGACTTTATAAAAGACTATGAGCTAAACTTCAATAGGGGAAATATAATTAAGTATATTTGCAGAAGCGGAAAGAAAGACGATGAGTTAAAAGACTTAGAAAAAGCAGCCGACTACCTAAGACGGGAAATTGAATATATGAGAGAACAACAACAACAATGGATAGAAAAAAACAAATAGAATATTATAAACAAATGGAACAAAAAGAACTAGAACATCAAGAACAAGTAAGGGGAGTACAAGACGAACCAATAAACGACAGACATTTAGCATATTTAAAATGCGTATTGATTAGCCAATTACTTCTGGAAGCAAACGACGAGTTAAAAGGAAGCAAAGCATTTAAACAAAATGTAAAGCTACAAGTGAATAAAACATCAAAACTATTGGAAGGAATATATCAAGAAGGGTTCAACACCGTTTACGGCAACAACCCTGAAATGTGTACCAATGTATTAAATAAAATAGATAGCTTAATACATAGCATTAAAACCGCTTCAGTTGATGAGTTGGTAATGATTGAGGCACTTGTAAAACAATACAAAGAAAACAAAGACGAAATAAATAAAACACAAATAACTGAATTTACTAAATTAGATTAATATGTATATAAATATAGAATTAAAAAAAGCCGAAAGAAAAGATTATTTTAAATTTAATATTAACGGAGTTAAACTCGGTGAATGGGAACGTTCAGAATTAAGGCAATTAATAGAAGTAATAGACAATAAAATATAGACAAAATGAAAACACCAAAACAAATAACACAATATGCAATAGACAATCCACACACAGAGGAACACATAGGCTCTGACTGTTGTAATGCAGGACCAAGCCAATTAAGTGACAACCTTTGCAGCGAGTGTTTAGAACACGCAAAATTTAATTAAAACAAATATGAAATTAGAAACAATAAAAGAAGCAGTAAATAAAAAATTCAATTTAGATATATCCTTAAACACAAGGCAAAGAAACTATACTTACGCTAAAAAAGTATTCAGTAAATTAGCCTACGAAAGTGGAGCGACATTTAAAGAAGTTGGGAATGTAATTAAAAAAAGTCACTGTAACATATTGCACCACGTTAATAGCGTAGATGTAATAACAATTCAAGACAAAAGGAAACACGACGAAATAATAAGAGAACTAGGACTAGTTTTATCTAAACCATTTTTTAATTCAGAACAGGACAAAATAAAAAAAGAAATAAAGAACAAACAAACAAATAAAACAATAAAGGAAATACAAGACATTACAGACATCTTAACAGGCTGGGACATAGAAACAGTAACAGAGTTTAAACAAACACGCCTAGATCCCTTTAACGCATTAATAAAGACAAGAGTAAGACCAAAGACTATAAAGGAAGTGAAAGGTGCGCTATTAAACAACCGAGTTAAAAACCCTGTATTATGCTAATAACAAACGAATGCAATATGGAACTAATGGCAAGGTATGAAGATAACTACTTCGACCTTGCGATTGTTGACCCACCTTATGGGATTGGAAGATTTGGCAATAGGGTTGAATTAAGCAATAGACTTTGTAAAAGTGCTAAACTAAACGAATGGGATACAAAACCATCTCCAGAGTATTTTAAAGAATTATTTAGGGTATCTAAAAATTTAATTATCTGGGGTGCTAATAATTTTACATTGCCAGAAAGCGAGTATTTTTTAATTTGGGATAAACATCAAACAGTTGATAATTTTGCAAGTGCAGAATACGCTTGGACTAATTGTAAAAAACCAGCAAAAGTGTTTAGGTATTCTATACATAAAACAATGGCAGACAGAAAATTAGAAGGTGGTAAAATACACCCAACTCAAAAACCGATTGCATTATATGAATGGTTATTGATGAATTACGCTAAAGAAGGAGATAAAATACTAGACACCCATTTAGGAAGTGGTTCAATAGCAATAGCGTGTCATAACTTAGGATATGATTTAACCGCTTGTGAATTAGACAAAGAGTATTACAATGCAGCTATAAAAAGAATAGAGCAGCACAAAGCACAAATAAGAATGTTCTAAAAAAATATAATTCTGTTTATATATTAATAAGATTGATTAAACAATTTATTTCAAATGGATAATAGAAAAAATAATGGGGGTGCTAGAGAAGGTGCAGGACGTAAACCAAAGGCACAAGAACAAAAACTAATTGAACGCTTGGATGCTATAATCGATACAGACGAAGCATTAGCCCAGTTAGGTAAGCTAGTCGCAAAAGGCGATCTAAGAGCCGTACAACTGTATTTAAGCTATCGTTATGGAAAACCTAAGGAAAGTATAGACCTTAATTCATCGGAGGGTTTAAACATCAATTTTAGGGATTTAATTAAATTCGTTGATTAAGGTTAAAAAAAAATATATGCCTATTGTTGATTCAGACAGTAGGTATTTTATTATTAGCGGTGGGCGTGGTTCTGGGAAATCATTTTCAGTAAACGCCTTACTTGTTATGCTTACATACGAACAAGGTCACACGATACTGTTCACTCGTTACACTTTAACATCGGCTTATATATCAATCATTCCAGAGTTCATTGACAAGCTGGAACAGTTCGGTTCAATAGCAGACTTCCATATAACCAAAGATGAAATACTAAACAAAAAGACAGGAAGCAAAATAATATTTAGAGGGATAAAAACTTCAAGCGGAGACCAGACTGCTAACCTTAAATCTTTACAAGGTATTACAACGTGGGTAGTTGATGAGGCGGAGGAACTAGTAGATGAGCATAAATTTGATACTATTGATTTATCAGTAAGGCAACAAGGCAAACCAAACAGGATAATATTAATACTAAACCCAACTACAAAAGAGCATTTTATATACAAGCGTTTCTTTGAAGATAGAGGAGTTCAAGAGGGCAGCAATATAACCAAAGAAAACACTACATACATTCACACAACCTATAAGGACAATATAGATAATCTATCTAAAAGCTACATTGACCAAATAGAACAAATGAAGGTAAGACGACCAGACAAATATAAACAACAAATGTTAGGTTCGTGGTTAAACAAAGCGGAAGGAGTTATATTTAATAATTGGAGTGTCGGAGAATTTAAGCATATAGGTACAAGCGTATGGGGTCAAGATTATGGATTCGCAGCAGACCCTAGTACATTAGTTGAGGTTAATATCGACAGTACAAACAAACGAATATATTTAAAGGAATGTTTCTATTTACAAAGGTTGACCACATCACAAATAGCGCAGCTTAATTTAAAACACGCTAGAGAGGGTTTAATCATTGGTGATAGTGCCGAGCCAAGACTACTAAGCGAAATAAAAGCAAAGGGTTGTAATGTACGTCCAAGCATAAAAGGTCAAGGAAGTATAACCTATGGCATTAGCTTACTACAAGATTATGATATTATTGTAAGTCCAGATAGCACAAATTTAATTAAGGAGCTAAATAACTATCGTTGGCTAGAACGCAAATCAAATACACCAATAGACAACTGGAATCATTTAATTGATGCGGTTCGTTATGCGGTTGGCTTTCAACTACAAAATCCAAACAGAGGTAAATATGCGGTGTCGTAAAACTGCACTACATATGAGGGTGCTTATAAAAACACTCATTAATAACAATAACATAGGGTAACGCCTATAAAAACAAACAAGATGGCAGATATTATTGCTGGAATGTTATAAATAAACCTTAGTATGTTTCACATCTATTTAGCCAGCTTTAAAATGGCTACAATGATATAAATAAAACCTCTATTTAATTATAGGGGTTTTTTTTGTTTTAATACTTTCTAAAATATTAAAGGTTTCTTTATATATTAGTATGGAAGTAAAATTAATCATACCAACATCTTTAAATGAAATCACTTTAGGGCAGTACCAAGAGTTTTCAAAATTAGATATTACAAAGGAATCAGAGGTCAGTTCTAAAATGATTGAGATATTCTGTAAAGTCCCTGTTGAGGTTGTTCGTTCAATGAAAGCGACCGATATAAAAGATATTTGCGAAGTTATAAATACAATGTTTGACGTAGAACACCAATTGATAAATAGATTTCAATTAAGTGGTCAAGATTACGGCTTTATACCAGACTTAGAAAATATGAGTTTTGGTGAGTATGTGGATTTGGATACCTTCATAGGTGACAATGATACACTTCACAGAGCGATGAATGTTTTATTTAGACCGATTGATTTAAAACAAGGCGCACGTTATACACTAAAAGATTACGATCCAGATTCAAACGAAGCTGCTAAGAATTATCCATTAGACGCTTGCTTTGGTGCGATGGTTTTTTTTTACGATTTAGGGAGGGACTTGTCGATAGCTATGCTGAACTCTTCGAGCAAACAGAACGAGGAGAATTTAGCGCAATATCTGGGTTCACTTCCAAATGGGGATGGTACAATTCAATCTATGCAATCGCTGACGGAGATATTACAAGATTTGAAGATATCACTAAATTAAACGTCCACGAGTGTTTGACTTACTTAACGTACACAAAAGAGAAAAACGAAATTGAAGCAAGGAATATAAAAAGTAAATTTAATTAAATGGCAAAAACAGGAGTAAGAGGTTTTTATTTATTAACCCAAGCAATTAAAAATCAATTATTATCAGATGTAAATGTTAATACAGTTACAGAGGGTGATTTGTTTGACGTTGATTTATCTAAGCAGTCAATATTCCCTTTGTCGCATTTGATTATAAATACCGTTACAGCACAAGAAAGCGTTTTGAGGTTTAACATTTCTGTATTAGCAATGGATATAGTTGATGAAAGCAAAGAACCGACCACAGATATATTTATAGGAAACAATAATGAGCAGGACGTTTTAAATACACAATTAGCAGTATTAAATAAGTTAGTACAAGTTTTAAGGCGTGGCGATTTATATAACGATAAATACCAATTAACTGGTGATGCAAGTTTAGAACCTTTTGTAGATAGGTTTGAAAACAAAGTGGCAGGGTGGACTGCAACGTTTGATGTATTCGTAAACAACGACATTGAAATATGCTAGCAGATAAAGCCATACAAGAGGAATTAAATAAGTTGGTTAAAAAAGTATTTC